GAAAAAATGGTTTCATTAGCAAGGGAAGAAATAGGAGTATCCGAAGTGGACGGTAGTAATTGTGGGCCAAGAGTGGATGAATACAAAGCGGCTACATGGTTAGACCCTGACAAGGGATGGCCTTGGTGTGCGGCTTTTATATGTTGGTTACTAAGGGAAGCTATTGAAGGAGAGACTGTTACATTTAATCGCCCACAGACTGCTGGAGCTTGGGACTTCGAAAACTGGGCTAAAAAACAATCCACTCGCGGAGTAGAATTACGCAAACCTACAAACGAAGATATCAAAGCTGGCGATATTGTCGTGTTTACTTTTTCTCATATAGGTATAGCTGTAAAAGACGTAGACTCAAGCGGTTATGTGGTGACCATTGAAGGTAATACTAATGGTGCTGGTAGCAGAGAAGGTGGCTCTGTCTTAGAAAAGAAACGTCACGTTTCAAAAATTCGCAGTAGGATAAGAATTCTGTAGATTAACTATCATTTCCTTTTATAATAGGGGATGTCCAAGATTCCTATTAAAATTAGTCGAAACGATATATTTAATTATGTCGTGGGCAATTCCGTGTTCGATCCCATCGAGAAATGTATTGACCCCACTCGCTATGAAGTTTTGGACGCTTTTATCTATGACGCTCAGAATAAAAGGCAAATGGTGCAAAGCACAGAATACCAAAGATTTTGTTGGGAGGTCAGTAAATTAAAACAGTTCAGCGAAAAAATGGAGAGGCGAGAAATTGAAAGTGTTTGTGAGGAACTGGAGGAAATAGCTCCAACTTATGTTTTACTTTATTAATAGGTTCGGAAAAAGATGAACAATGTTTGTATTTGTTACTACATGTTTTAATTGTGAGGAGTTCATAGAAAAATGTATTAAAAGCGTTCTCTCCCAAAATTATAAGGATTGGAGCATGTATATTATTGACGACGCAAGTCACGATAAGTCTGTTGAAATAGCGAAGAGGTTTGAAACTCAAGACAAAAGAATCCACGTTATAGAAAACAAAAACAATCTAGGAGCGGTATACAATAAAACAATTAATTTTGTTCAACATGCAGACCCTGAGGATGAAGATGTAATAATCACTCTTGATGGGGATGACTACCTAACCCATGAAAATGTCTTAAGCGATTTAGCTAAAGTGTATGAGGAAGATGCTTGGATAACATACGGGGGCTTTGAATCAAACATAACATTCAACGAGGGTTTTTACAACCAAGTTGATTGGAGTAAGTCTCTTAGGAGTCAATCATTTTGTTTATCACATTTAAGGTCTCACAAATTTTTCCTGTTAAAAAACGTAAGGTGCGAGGATTTATGTAATCGAAAGGGCGCATTATTCCGATACCCTGAAGACATAATTCTATTTATTCCAATGGTTGAAATGAGCGGAAAGGAACATACTTATTTTTTAAAGAAAACAAATTACTTTTATAATGTAAACCTTAACTCTGATGGACAAGATACGAAGAGAAAAACTTACATTGATAAAATAATAACAAATGATTTGAGCTTTAGAAAACCTTATAGAATGAAAACAAAACAAGAATTAGTCAATTGTGTATGCGATTGGACGAAATATACCAAAAATATTTAAGATGAATCTAGTAAACGATATACCACTTACAGAAGACGATTTAGAGCACATTAATTGCATCGTTGAAATTCCCAAGGGAACAAATACCAAATATGAATATAACGAAAAGTTAAATATTTTCGAATTAGAACGATGTTTGGTTTCATCTTTACAATATCCTATCAATTATGGATTTGTTCCGCGAACTATAGCTTTAGACAATGACCCCCTTGATGTATTAATTTTTAATCATGATCCCATTGACAGAGGTAGCTTAGTATCCTGTAGGGTCTTGGGTGTGCTGGAGTTTGTCGATGATGGTGAAATAGATAACAAACTTATTGTTGTCCCCCATTGGTCCCCTACCGAAAAGTATAAAACTTTAAATGATATTGAAGAGGAACATCTCAAAATTTACAGGCAATTCTTTAAAATATATAAGATTGACCGCAAATCAGAAACTCAAGTAGGGCAGTGGAAAGGGCGCTCCAAGGCTATGGAAATTGTCCGTGATTCTAACGAAAGATGGACAAAAGTTAATAAAGGAAGGATTCAGGAGGAGTGGTCTACGAACCAATTTTTTTCTAAAATTAGATCAGGTAAGGGTTCATACCACCCCGATTAAGTGTAAATAAGGATATGGATACTATTCTACAACTAGTTCAGGATAACCCTTGGTTTGGTGTTGTGACAGCTATTGTCGCTCTTGCGTCAGCAGTTGCTGCTGCTACCCCAACTCCCGAAAAAGGGACATTTTTGTCTAAAGTTTACTCAATCGTAGATTGGGCTGCTTTAAACATTGGGAAAGCCAAGCAGAAGTAAGTCTACAGACTAATCCAAGGATTAAGCTCTAGACACCCCCATCCTGTTGGGTGGGGGTTTTTGGTCTATATTCCACTTGACTTCTGGAGGAGCGAGCATATAATATAAGCATATGCATGACCCCAAAACGTTTTGGTTTAACGAAGAAGTTTATGATGCTAGATTTTCATCTAAGCCTCAATCTGAATTTGAGCCACCCACTCAATTACGTCCCAGTATGGAAGTGGTTTCTAAGCTCGATGAAAACCAAGTAGGTTTAGTGGGAGCGGAAATAGGGATCGGCTCGGCCCATAATACCATGTGTATTTTAAATGGCCTTAATATTAAAAAATTGTATTGTGTGGATTGGGAATTTCACAGAGACCACCCTGCCATCCATCCCGATGTTAAAAAACATGAGGATAAAATTAAATTTATAAATAAAAGCTCCCATGAAGGTAGCGAGGACATTCCTGACAATTCCTTAGATTTTTGTTATATTGACGCTGGTCACGATCTACCTAACATTGTATCCGATATTTACGATTACTATCCAAAAGTAAAGGAGGGGGGAGTGCTTTGTGGACACGACTTTAATTTAAGGGATGTTAATAGAGTAGTTAATGCTTTTTGGTTGAATATATGGAGGTTGCAAAACAAAAAGCCCCAACACGGGTATGAATCGTGTCCAAGCGATCATCCTGGATGTCCTGACGAGTATAAAAAATGCGGTTTTCCCCTTGATTGGTGGTATGTTAAAGAGGGGCATATAGACGACCTTAAATTGGTTGAGTTAAGAAATAGTTAATTCCCACATAATAAGCTTATGATGTCAGATAAAGCGCGGGGTCTATCGGGTTCCACGCATGTAGCTCACACTCAAAAACTAATAGATGAATCTACTGAGAGATATCAGCATTCTTGCTTGTCTGCGGGGTTAACTATTAAGAAAACAGGTAAGGCTCAAGATATAGGGCATGTTGATTTCGTAATAAACGGAGAAACTGTTGATTTAAAAGGATTAAAAAACTCCACACGGGAGGGTAAAATTCTATTAGAGTTTCTTAACGTCAATGGGAAAACAGGTTGGTGCAATGAGAATGGCACTCCCTTATGGATAGCCTTTGATTTCGGAGCATTCTTTCTCCACGCAAAGAACGTGGATTTATATAACCTAGCAAAAGAAAAATGTAATTTAAGAGAGACTGTCAATAGAGTGGATGAGTGTCTCTATAAAGGATATCGACGCAAAGGAAGAAAAGATATGATGTCAATGGTGTTGCTCAAAGATGTCTTAGATGGGTGCGAGCATTGGTTTCTTCCCTATTCTAAATATAATATTCCCTTGGAGAAAGTTTAGGGTAAAAAATATCTTGACAGACATTTCATCTGGTTTATAATGGGTGCGTGTTAACATGGATATTAATTATAACCGCCTGGATAGCGTTCATGGTTTTACTATGCCGTTTTTTAGGCATAAATTCCCGCCAAGAACGCAAACTCTCACAAGAACAAAAGAAAAAAAATGAAACCAGAACTATTTAGAATGTTGAAATCTGCCGCTGAAGCAGATAAAAGCAAAGCCCTACTCACTCTAGAGATCATGTCTGAAAATGCGGCTGGCATTGGTGATCACTCGACCACTGATTTTTGGAACAATGCAAATGAGGCTCTTGAATTGCTAGCTTCTGCTGAAGATAGACTGGCTGCATTGGCGAAATACTTTCCATCAGAGGACTTGTCGAATCAAACGACATTCTTCTAGAACGTGTCGAAAAAATGCAAATAAATCGACATGTCCAGACTGGAAGCTTTCATTTATCTGTTGTTTTTTGTGTTTGCTTTTATAATGTTAATGGTTTACTCCTTTAAGTAATGAGGACTTATATAAAAATACTTCATATTTTAATTAGTGTAGTAGCCGCATTTACAGTCGGAGTTTTACTCTCCATCTTTATTGGCGTTGCTAGTTTGCTGGATACATTTTTTAGTTTCCCAATACAGGTTTATAGAAACTTAAGAGAGCAGGAGAGGATACGCAGATTGAGTCAGGTATTTACCCCTTACCATAAGCCTGATGATAAAGAAGTAGAGGAGGGAATGTGGGAGAAACATATCCGTAGAATGGAAGAGAAGAAAAAACACAATAGTAACCATGAATAAAAAAGATTTAATTCAAGCTTTGGGGGCAGGAGTTGCCTTCGGGGTAATAGTTTATTGTTTCATGATGGTCGCCATCTACTTCATCGACATGGAGTCGGAGAATGAAATGTTGATGCCTAATTTTGATGATATAGATTATAAGGTTTTACCACAAGAGGGGGGCGCACCAGTTGAGCCGATGCCTTTACCCATTCAGCAAGAGGGGTTTGATCTCACCATGGTGACGTTCAAATATGAAATTAGGATTCAGAACAGTTACGACGATGAGATGTTGGAACAGACTCAGACTCTAGATCAAGCAATGGATTATATTTTAGAGTATTCTAGATTTCATAATGACCTGTATGTCTATGATTTAGAAACAAAAGAGTTAATGATGGACTCTGCTACCGTGCATGAGACAATGAGGGAGTTAAAAACAAAAGAAGAAAAACTAATTGAAGCCTCCCAATACCCCAAAACATATTCGGATGTTGAAATATTTAATTTACTAGTAGACTAATGAAACAAATACTAATGATAACAGCGTTGTGCTGTTTGTGCGCCACTGTGGGAGCGGTTGCGTTCAAGCAGGAGAAGCGGGTGATGATTGATAAAATAACCGTCACTCATGGGGATAAAAAAGAAAAAGAAATCCCAGTCACGGTCACTCTCACCAAATATCAACTGTGCAAAATGCTAGAAACACTTGAGGACGAGAGAGGTTATGGTCGCCCCGCTGACCCACAAGACACCTTCACGTTCACTTCTGTAGCGAAGGGTAATCAATACTCCACCGAGTATAATATATCTTCGACACATTTAGCGAAGAAACCTATTTCAAATGATTAAAAAATCAATTTTAATCCCCATCCTGTCATTTTTGGGACTCACTGCTCAAGCAGATGACCATTGGGGAGAGATTCCTCCCGTCCCAGAGGTAACTATTAATCATTTCCCTGAGATGGGATTGATTCAGTTTCAGTTTATATCTGATTCAACACTAGATGTGCCTGTATGGTATATTTTAGAAATCAAACAAGTCGATGAAAATGGTAAGGCTGACCCCAATGCAAATTGGTTTCGGCCTTTCAATCCGCTACAAACGAGTAATTTTAATGAGTTGGTTAGCTTAGATCTTAATTATAGAGATCCCGCAGGACAAATATATCCTTGGTTTAGAGCAGAGATGATAAGAATTTTAGTAATGTGGGGAGCTTAATATGATTGAGGTTAACCTGTCAGATGCACAACTAGAATGGTGTGGCAAACACGCTAAAGAAATAGTAGATCACTATGGAGGGGACAACACACGGGGGTCTGGTTCCTACAATCACAATAAAATAAGTAGTAATTTGGTAGGTGTTAAGTCGGAGGTGGCGACCACCGTTTGGCTAAAGAGGCACGTTGATAACAGGAAAATCACTTCTAACTTTATAAACTTTAAAAACAAAAGTTTAAAAGGAGACTTAGATGTTTCAGGGAACTGCATAGAAATAAAAGGGTTAAGAAATCATCAATGGGATAAGTTTAAGAGATGCATCCCCCCAAAACAATTGAAGTCTTACGTCAGAGATGACGCTATTGTTGTTTGGACTACAACCGAAGGAGACACAAAAGACTACAAAGTAATACTACAGGGATGGAACTATGCTAAAGACGTAGATAAGAATGGTGTTTATCGTAAAACAATTTGCGATAATATTTGGTTAGAGGAAGACTCTCAAATGAGAGATATGGAAAGTTTAATAAAAGAATTAAAATGAACACTAAAGAATTATTGCAACTGCACGATGATACCTGCAAGGCTTGCAGGGTAATCATGCAAAAGAAAAATAGCGATTATACTGGTGGCAAAGGAGCTACTGATCCTTTCGCTAACTTTAATGCATCAAAAATACTAGACATCCACCCTGTGCAGGGTTTACTTCTCCGTGTAATCGACAAAATAAAAAGAATCCACTCGTTCACCAACGACAGTGAACTCTCTGTCCCAAATGAAACTGTAGAAGATGCTTGCGATGACATAGTAAACTATGCTATCTTAGCTAAAGCAATGCTTCTGGAAGAAAGATCCCAGATCGAACAAAAAAAACCGAAATAAATGAACATATTTGCAGTAGACACCGACCCCAAGACCGCCGCACAACAATTGTGTGATAAACATGTAGTCAAGATGATTCTAGAGTCAGCGCAGATGCTCTGCTCTGTGTTCCCTAATGGTGACGCACCATACAGGAGAGCGTTCTACAATCACCCTTGCACCAAATGGGCTAGAGAGTCAGCAGAGAACTACGAGTGGTTGTTAGATCACGCCTATGCCATGTGTCAAGAGTATACTCGTCGCTACGGCAAGGTGCATAAGTCTCTTAACGCTATCGGGTGGTGCGGATCTAATTACCACAAGCTAAATATACCACGCAAAGGATTGACTAAGTTCGCACAAGCGATGCCAGAAGAATACAAAAACAATTGTTCTGTTACAGCTTATCGTTCTTACTACAATGGGGAAAAAGCTTACTTCGCCAAGTGGACTAAGAGAAATACACCCTCTTGGTTTAATGACCCTCCAAAAAATAAAGTGTAACATTTATAGAGATGAAATTTAATATTTATGATATAAAAGGTAAGGTGGTCAAAGATAACGACACCTACATTCTTGAGGACAATACTACTTTAAATAATTTAGTTGTTAGTAGCACACTTTTAAAGCCTCTTCAAGAAACCAGAGGGCATTCCCATAAGGGGAAAGAAGAGGTTTATTTTTTCTTAAAAGGAAGAGGAGAAATGACTGTAGATGATGAAACTTTTACCGTATCGGCAGAAGATGTCGTGACAATCCCCGATGGTGCTTTCCATAAGGTAAAAAACCTGACTGGATCTTACCTTTATTTCGTTTGTGTTTTTGAGGGCGACCGAGATCATTGATAAACCCCCAGATCGAGTGATATTTCGCCAAATAAGCGTATATAAAATTAATAAAAAAAGATAAAAACTTAAAAAAATTAATTAAATATTTCTTTTCGTAAACTAAAGTTTTTATTTCTTCGTTATCTAATTAACTAAATTAAATCAATCGATTTACTTATTGAACTTAAAGATTTAATTTGTAGTATTAAGCTAGCTACGTTAGTAACACAAATCTTTTCTGTCGTTACTGTGAGAGGGTAATTCA